CTAAACGGATAACATCAACTTTATAAATAGTATCGAGAACAAGAATAGTATCACGACGAGTGCGATAGGTCGTTTTGGCTGTAAGTTGAGCGTCTTCATATCGTCTGTATGTTCCGTATAAATCAATTTCTTCCTGAAGCAAACGGTCGTATTCGCCGCTGTTGTAATAAATTATGCTGTCTTGTTTTTGTATTTGTACTTGCGTTTCAATCTTCGGGTTGAAGTTCCAAAATGCAAGGCAAACAAGCATCCAAAAAACAGATGTTGCAATTATAACAATAACTGCGTCGGGTTGGTATTCTCTTTTGTCCATTGTGCGTTTAGATTAAATCGTTGCCTTTGTAGTCTGGGTGTTCTTTTGACATCTTGTCGATGCCCCGAACCCACAACACGCTAACTAGCGCGCTGCAAAGAAAAATAATTGCAATAATCATAGTTGTTTTTTTTAGGTTTATAAAATATTACCTTCGTGTATGCGGTAATTGTTGACGCTAAAGTAACCATTTTTTCCTTTACTCACAATAGCAAAGCCATGATTATATTTTGAATATGGGTTATAGTCCGGTGAAAGTTCGCTTAAACAACCTACGCCCCAACAAGTAATAAACTTACCGTTAGCGTCGCGCTCGTTGTGTTCCGCTGTTTGGTGGTGGTGTCCGCACATAGACGAAACTTTCGTCTTCATGAATAACCCACGCGCCACGTTGACAGAAGGAAGAAATTGTTTGCCGAATTCGTGTCCGTGAAATATCGAAAGTTTACCGATGTTTAGTTTGCTCTTTCCGTCAATCCATTTAACGTTATGTTTGTCGCAATGCGTTAACGAAGGAAAGTCGAACGCGTCGATGTCGAATAGTTCGGGTGCTTTGATTCTCATGTAACGCCAGTAGCGTTCTTCGTGATTACCTTCTTTGTAGTAAATGTTTGCCGTTGGAAACGTGTGTCTAAGCGACGCAAGGAATTGACGGATTGAATAAAGTTCGTCTTTGAATTTACGCTTGCGCGGATCTTTAACGAAGTCGCTAATCATGTGACAGTCTAACGCGTCGCCACCTAAAATGATTGCGTCACATCCTTGTTTCAATCCTTCAGTAATAGCGCACTCCAACGCTTCGTTGTCTTGATATGGAAGATGAATGTCGTAAAGCATTAAAAACTTTGTTCCCTTTACTTCGACGTGTCTTCGCTTTTTTGCGTACGACTTTGGAAGCGCGAAAGGATTCAATGGTCGTGGTTTTTCTTCAAACAACTTTTTATCTGTTGTTACTTTTCTATTGAAGTCGCCATTCTTTCCACGAATCAAACGAATAACACTTCGTGCCGCTTCGATGTTTTTATAGACTTCAGGATATTCAGTAAACAATTTTTTCGCTAAAGTAAGCGAAGGAGTTTCAGAAAATTTACTACAAATTTCCGCCGCTACTGTTCTCGCTGTCGTTAGTTCCTTTGCCATTCTTTGTTTTTTTAGTGAACTTTTCAATCACAGTACCACCGAACAAACCTGCTGTTAACAATGCGAGCGTGTCGTACATTGCAATTGGACAGTCATATTCAGAAAACGTGGCGATGTAACTTAAAAGAATCAAATTTGTTACAACAAATATAGCAATAACTCGCTTGCTCGATACTTTCGAACAATTACTTAACAAAGATTTTAACCAGTCTTTCATATCATTTTTAAAATTAGTTGAACAATTAAACCACCAACGACACCAGCAGCGGTTGCGATACCACCCAAACGTGCAACCTGCAATCTTTGGTTCTGAATGTACTTGTCGTGCTTCTGAACCTTGCTCACAAGACCTTCTATTTTCATCTGGTCGTCACCGATTAACACGTTGTATATTCGGTCAATCTTCTTGTCCATTCCTTGAAGCTGTTCGTGTATCAAAGCAATTTCAGTTTCTGTATTCACGTTAAAATATAATTTTCGTTATGCTTTAAAATATAATTGTATTTCAGCTTCGCGACGACGAACAAGACCTTTCAAAACAACACCACCGCCTTTGTTCCATAAACGAAATGAATTAGCTATTGTTGGGTCTGTTGGGTTAACGTTTAGTTTCTTGAATACCGACGAACGTTTGAAGCCACCCGTTCCGATGTTGTACGCAAGTGAAACACACGCGCTAAATTGGTTCTCGTTGAGCGGTTGCAAAATGAACGGAGCAATCGAAACGGCGAACTGGTCGATTATAAACTTCGCTAATTCGTCCGCGCGTTGCTGCGTTATTACATCGCCTTCTTTCACGCGGTCGCCGTTTTCGTAGAAAGTATTTCCAAAGCCAATCGTCCATACGTTAGCAGGACACTTGTACGCCTTCAAACGACAACCTTCAAACTTCTTTATTAGTGCGTATCCTTCCTCGTTAATTTTCATTGCTCAACTTCTTTATTTGTTTTTCTTTTCTTACTAAGTATTTACGGAATTTCTCCTCGTAAATCTTTTGTTTTACCATGTCTTTCTTTCGTCCCCTTGTAGCCATGTTTTATTTTTTAGTTATCTAATCCATCCAAGTCCTGGTCTTCTGTATTCGTATGGTCGTCTGTCGCGTCCTGAACTAATCTCGAAAGCGTTCGACGGATAAACATTTGTTTGCGACCAAATTTGATTTGTTGTGTTCGTTGTGTATTCAGGAAAGTCGCTTGAGTTCTGACACAAAAAGTCAACCATACGCTGCGTGTAAAACATCGCTTGTTGACGCGCTTGATCGCGGTAGTTCTGCAAGTCGGTTTGTGAGATAGGTTGAGTGTCTTCGCTTGTGCGAATAACAAGACTTCCGTTATCCGTTTTAACGTACAAATGCGGAAGTACTTCGTACATAGTCCACCACATTACCATGCGACGCAAGTAATTGTCAAGAAGGGTTGCGTATGCGCCTGTAATGTCGTCGTTCACAACGTCTTCTTTGATGCGGTTGTACAAATCAGTACCAAGATATAGTTGTGCGTACTTGTCCTGCGCCAAATAGATAGCAGGGTACATAAGCAACGGGTCAACGCTTCCGTTTATCCATGTATATTTTTTGATATAGTTTTCGTCTATTAAAAGAACTTCGGGTTGTAGTGCCATTGTAATGTTTATTTATATTTTAGTGATGCTCTGTTGGGCATATCGTTAGGTCTTACCGCTTCTATTCCTTTTGGAAATAGTTCGTTTGCAACACCGCCTGTTACAACTCGGTCGTTCTTCAATCCGTCGTTAGGAAGGAAGCGACCTTTCTCTCTTTTGCGTACAAATACTTTTCTGAACCACGCGTGGCGGCAATAGACCCCCCCCTTATATTTCCAAATGGAATATCGTGATGCCCCTGCGGGTGCGAAAGCATCGTTGACTCCGTCTTTCTCCATTTCTTGAATGTCTTCATAACGAAACAATGCACCTTCTTTTGATAGTGCAACCATTTCTTGACAGAAATCGCGTGTTACAATTTCTCCGTCTTTGTATGTGAAATTTGTTGAGTAATAATAGCGAACTTTATAAAGACCAGTATCGAGTTCTTTGCTCGCTTCGTCGGGGTTTGAATAACCGCGAACACTCATAAATTCGGTGCGGTAGTTTTCTTCGCCTTCTGGATTAGTTACTTCTTCGTCGGAAATTAACTCCCATTCTTCTTCGTTGACGTATTCCGCTTTCTCTTTAAGATAAGCCAACCACAACGCGCTATCTTCTTTGCTTATCTTGTTTTCAGCAACCGCAACCTTCTTCTTCGCAACTACTTTTTTTTTTTGAGCGGACAATTTAGCCACCGCGTCACCGCCTGTTTGAAACATCGACTTCGCTACGTCAACGTCTAATCCTAAGAATTGAACCAAGAAAACAATTGCTTGTTCTTGCGTCAATGTTCCAAGTCCAACCGCTGCGACAATCTCCAAAGCGGACGCGATTTGCGCTCCGTTATAAGTTACGTCACTAACTTTTTCACTAGATTCTGTTGGTGTTTCTGTCACGTCTGTTGAAGGTATGTCTATTACGTCAATAGGCGCGTTAGAATCGACTGCAACACCGTCTTCAAACACACTATTCATTTGTATATTTACGTCGCCTAAAATCGGTGTGAAGACTTCTTCGATTATTCTTTGATATGGACGAATAACCTGCGTGTTGAATATCTCTAAACCAACAACCATTTCGTCCTTATTCGAACCAAATCCTGTCGTGTCGCGTATGCCGTGAATCAATGGCGAAACAACGCGGTGTCCAACCATGATTTGCTTCGCTGTTTCTTCACTTAAAAACTGATATTGCTTGTCTGCGTCCGATAAAGGAAACGATTCAATCTGTGGAGCGCGTGCAGGATCTTCGTTGAAGGTCATTAAGAACTTACCCGCGTTACTTGCACCGCTCAATCTTGTTTCCCACTCACGACGTATTGCCTCACGTTCTTCTTTCTGCGGTATGCCGTTTAAGAAGTTTATAATGAACGAAGGAAATAAACCATTCAAGATATTGTTGACGTGGTACATTCCCATTTGGTAAGACAACTCAACGTAATTCAACGCACCGAAGTAGTCTGGCTTCGCGTAGTACGAACTTCCTGCCATCATTCCGTGAGCGTAAATAACTTGACGCGGTTGTTCTTGTGCAATGGACGGATTGAACGCAGGAATAAATTCGGGTTTACCTTTTTTGCTTCGTGTGTTCGCCCAATCTTTCGAATAGAAAATTCCTGTAATATCGTCTTCTTCTTTGTCGTATGCAAGGCGACAATTTTCAAAAGGCAAGTGATTGATTTGTACAATGCGAGTGAAGTCCAACGACCAAATAACTTCGGCACAAAATGAACCTTGAAGTTTTAAGTCGAAAGCAATTCCTTGCAACGCGTTGTCGAGAATCGTTCCCGTTCCTTTGCCCTCAATCATATAAGCAATTGAGTTAGTCAACGCGTTATGAATAGGGCTGTTGTAATAAAGCGTTATTAAGTGCTGCGGAAATAAGTTGTTGAAACCGTAGTCAATCCAACCTGCGCGATTCTCTTTCTCGATTGCTTCAACTGGTTGGTAAGCCGAAAGGTTAATTGCTTGTATATTGTTTTCCATTTTATGCACCTGTATAAATTACGTCAACGGGAATC